AATTTTTTTATGATATTGTTAATGTAAACGTAAATCTCCCATTTTGGACAAGAAATCTCACCAAATACGGTGATAATTTTGTTTTATTATATGGAGAGAGAAAAAAGGGGATTACACATGTTAAACAAATGGTTAATTATGAGGTTGAAAGATTTGAAAGAATTCAAAATGGAAAACCAATGGTTAAATTCAAAGAAAGAATGACGGGTGATGAATTTAATGTTTTCGAAATAGCTCATTTTAGATTATTAGGTGATGATAAATATTTACCATATGGTTCATCAGTATTAAATAAAGTTCGTAGGGTTTTTAGACAATTAGTTATGGCTGAAGATGCCATGTTAACTTATCGTATTATACGTGCTGGTGAGAAAAAAGTTTTTAAAATTGATGTTGGTAACATTGATGAAGACGATATCGAAGAATATATCTATAAGGTGGCAACTAAATTTAAAAAGGGAGCACAAGTAGCACCAAATGATGGTCAAATTGATTATCGTTTTAATATTCTGGGTAATGACGAAGATTATTTTCTTCCAGTGAGAAACGCAAATACTCAAACTGGTATAGAAACATTACCGGGTGCTCAAAATCTTGACCAGATTCAAGATATTGAATATTTAAGAGATAATTTATTTACTGGTCTTGGTGTTCCAAAACCATTCCTATCATTTCAAGATGCTGCTGGCGGTGGTAAAAACATGGCACAATACGATATTCGTTTTTCTAAAAAAATAAATCGTATTCAACAATCCGTTATACAAGAATTAAATAAAATGGCAATGGTTCATCTTTATTTATTAGGGTATAATAGAGAAGATTTAAACGATTTTACACTTACATTAACCAATCCATCAACACAGCAAGAACTAATGAAATCTGAATTGATGCGTGATATGGCACAATCATATACTGAATTAACTCGTGGGGAATCTGGTGTAGCAGCAATGTCACATACGGGTGCGAAGCGTATGTTATTTAATATGAGTGACAGAGAGATTGTTGAAGATTTGAAACAACAAAAAATGGAGAAGGTTATCATGCAAGAACTTGCTGATGCACCAGTTACTATTAAACGTACTGGATTGTTTACTGATATTGATAATCGATTTGCTGAAGAAGGCATGGAAGGAATGCCACCAGAATCTGGTGCGACAGAGCAAGGTGGTATGGAAGGTATGGGTGGAATGCCACCTGAAGCACCACCAGACCTAAATGCAGGTCTCCCAAATCAATCACCAGCAGATTTACCACCAGTTGAAGCTGAGAGTGTTCATGGTAAAAAAGTCATGTCCAATGAAGAATATATGGGGCATGTTAATGAATTAATTTATGGTGATAATAATGAACATCAAAAACAAACAAAAAAGAGGGAATTAATTAAGGAAAACGATCAAATCAATGATAATCTAAATGATAAAGCACAAAATATGATTGACGAAATTGATGGTTTTATAGAGGAAACCGATATGCTTAATAAAAATAAATCTATTGATGCGGAAGATACGGAAATTGAGAAATTAGAAGATATTGATTTAGATGTAGATTTAGATGAAGAAAAATAACTTTAACATTATTTATAAGTATTTATAATAAATCGAACAAATTATATGGAAAAGATAAACATAGGACTCGCAAACTTAATTGTTTCAGCACAATTAAAAGAAGAATTTCTTAATGATTCTTTATTGGTAGAAACCAATAAAAATGCATCTGAATTATTAAATGTGATTAAGAATTCTCCTATGCTTCAATTAGAGTTTAAAGTTTTAAATAATATCGAACGTAAACAAATTGATAATGATATGCTTGCTGTTCGTTATATTGATGACAACATTAAATTATTTGAGGTGTATACGTTGGAAGAAATTAATAATGAACATGCAAAATTAAAATCGTTTGTTAATGAAAGCATTAAACTTGACGATAAGAAAGTTAAACTATATAATTCAATTTGGACATTAATTGAGGAATCTTTACAGGTAAACGAGAATGTTGATGTTGATAATATTCATGAAGCATTTGATTATGTTTTAAATCACATCAAAACCCACAAAAAAAGTGCGAAAGAAAATGTTTTTGAGAACATTAATGAAGAAGTCATTGAAATCGCAGTACATAAGTTTAATGAGAAATATGATAAAATGACTCTCGCTGAAGGAATTTTATTTAAAAAACTCATTAATTCAGATGCAGATAAAAAGAAAGAACTTTTTGAAGAATATAGAGATGAAAATCTTACATTATTAAATGCATTGAATAAGGAGAATATAAACACAAAAGTTTCAAAATCGATTCAAAAAATTAATGAAATGAAGTATAATCCAGAAACAGTTGATATTGATATTGTTAGTCTGTATGAACTGAAAAAGGCATTGGGTTAATTATATGTTTTCTGATTCAATTACATTCGTAGCAAAAGCATCAAAAGTAAAATCAAGATTAAATCCAAATGAATATTTTCGTGAATTGTCACCTAAAAATTTAAAGATTCTATCTACGTAATTCACCCCTTCTTTTATGTAATCCTCATTTGCGTAGTTTATTGCATTTGTAATTGCACCCGTATATGTATCTGACGTTAAACCACTCCCTCGATTATAACAAAATAATGTTGTACTTGCCAATTTATTACATTTGTTTGAAATGTATTTCATATATCTAGCTTGTGCTTTAATTGCTAGATTTGGATTATCCATTACATTTTGAAGTAAAATTGGATGATTCTTTCTTGCAATCTCATTAGTACCTCTATTACTGCTACCCACAACATATGAACTTGCTAATTTTTCTGCTGTAAGACCTTTGGTAAGTATAGCAATTTCTGTTTTAGAGAAAAATGGTTGTACATTTCTATATATGTTTCGAATTGCAACATCATATAATGTTGACATTATAAATTGACTTAATCCCATTGCCGTACTTTTAAGTTTTTGTGGTGGATATGCCCATACCTTATATGCTGATTCCGCATATGCTTGTGCAGCTAATATGTTTGGGTCTAAATCATATGCCCGACCATATTCTTCATACCAATTAATTAAAAGCGGTGCTAATTCACTATTCTTACTAATAATTTCCCCTTTATCGTTTTTTACGTTTGCAGTCCATAATTTATTAACAATATTACCGTTTCCGTCATCACTATACACTAAAATCCCATCATTACCACTTAATAAACTATTACCTGTTTTTGAACAGACATTGCGAATAAAATTTTTCCCTTGTTCGGTTAATCTTGTTAATTTTTCTATGTTTATTTTTTCGGGCATATTATTGAATTTTTAAATTATACATTGAATTGTGTTGTGCTGCTGCTGGATTATTTCCAGTGTTTCTACCTACAGATATGTCATCACCCTCTGAAATGTTCGCATTAGTGTTGGAAGTTGAACCACCTTCAAAACCAACAATAGATGATGGTTCAAGTACTCTTGGCATTGGATACTTTAAAAGTTTAGTTCCAGTAAATGATGTTGTCATCATGTTTGGAGTTAATTTATGTTCAACAGATAAAATTATATATGCTCCATTATAAAGGGGAATGTTTTCTAATTGAAAATATTGTGTTGGTTGAATCATGACATTACCTAATGCACCAATTGTTGCTTGGTACGATCTATTCTCATATAGATTATATAAATTTTGTGCTTTTGGAATTGGTGCTTGATCTTTATTATCGCCAGCCAATTGCGCCAAAATTTGAATTGATTCATCTGTTTCTGGATATTCTTTGCTGTCAATACTGATATCAGTAAACATTGATTGATTTTGTTCTCCAAAACGTACCTTAAATGCTCTAACCTCACTATATATGTCATGATTTTTAGTTACAAGTTGTTGATCATCAGGTGACCCCAAATCATCGTCACAATCTCCACCATTAAAGTCACTAACCCCGGGATTCGCAATATCAATAATACCATCTTCTTCAAAGTCAGTAAAATGTTGAATTCCTGATGGATAACTTGCTGCTCCACCAATATACATACAAACAAACACTGGATATTGTTCATTTAGCGGACCGTTGTCAATCTTAAATGAATCTTCCCATTCATTATTTTGAAACTTTAAGAAACTCTGAAGTGGAAAAAATTCAAAACCATTTAAGGACAATAATTGTGATATTACGGTAAAAATTGAAGCATGTGGATCGTCCATTGCTTCTGTTAATA